TGGCCGAGAGGGACTGGGTCGCGCCGACGCCGAGCCAAGACGTTGCGTTGATGTCTTCCCACGCCCACAGGGCGCGGATCGTCGAGCCAATCTGGTTAGGAAAAAATTTTAACCAGCCGCCAAGCTTCTGGACCAAGCCCAGCCCCGTGCGGTCGGGGATGAAGCGCACAAGGCTCGTCGTCGAGATCGCGGCCTCGTTGAGCGCCAGAGTTTTGTTCTGATCGACGCCGGGGATCAATTTTAAGCCGTTGTGGGGCATGTCTTACCCCCGCGACGGCGTGGCGACGGGAGCCGGAGCCTGCGATGACCAGCCCGAGGCTTCGAACTTCTTGCGCGCCTCCTCGACGCTCGCGCCCTTGAGCAGGGCGTTGTACTGGCTCTCGTAGGTGACGGCCATCTGCGGGTCATCATTGGCGCGGCCAAAATTTCTTTGAAACGCGCTAATATAAATCATACTAGCCATAATTAGCAAATCGGGCAGGTATTTGCTGATGAAGGTCTCGGTGTTTGAGGCCGACAAGCTGGCCGGGCGGTACGTGCCGATGATTTCGACGCCGTAGGCGGCGTCGGGCACTGGGCCGAACAGAAAGACATTGTCGTTGAACGGGGCGAAATATCGCGGCATCGCCCGGTTCACTGACGTATTTGAGCCGTAGACGGCGTCGAGAAACTCTTTTGTCGTCGGCAGGCATGGGTTTCGCGTGACGGACCCGTCGTTGGGGTTGGTCTGCCCGACGGGTGTCAGAATGTTGATCTGCTCCGAAACGACGAGCGTTCCCTCCGGGATCGTCAGGGTTCGGAGCCCTGCGCTTAAGGAATAACCCGTCACGTTTGTGGACGTGAACAGAAAATCCAAGTCGCGAAACATACGATTTTCCGCATAAGTAATCATCTGCGGAAGAATAGTAACGAACGCGGGGTCGTTCTCATCGACGACTGCCATCGTCGCGATCTGCGTCTTGTATGTACTATAGGTCAAACCAGTAGTCATGGACGGCCCCGCGAGATCACGACATTGTACACTATCACAAACCCTCGCACCAACTCTTGTTTCGAGCGTTGTTGAGCTTTACTTCTTTAATAGTTTGGTCGGTGTCTTTGCGCGACCAAGGGATACCCTTCCACTTGGAGCAGACCTCAGACCTCGAATTATCAACGGCCTGAGCGGGTGCTTTAGTCTCTACGACAGTCGCCACGGGCGCGTTAGTCTCTACGGTAGCCGTCATCCGCGCGCAGCCCGCCGTCAGCGGAATCATCAGAGCCAGCGGAAGCAGGAGCGGGTGAAACTTCATGATGCGGTTCCTTTTCAAATTTAGCGTAGGCCTGCGCGAGCTTGGTGTCGTAGGCGTTTTTCGCGTAAGCTGGGCCATTGTAGCCCTTGGCAAAGGCCGCCCAGTTCAGATCTTTCATGGCTTTAACAAGGTTCGCGGACTTGATAAAGCCCGCCATCTGGCGGAGCTGACCGGCTTCGGACGCGATAGCTTCACGCACCATGTCTTCGACGGACGCACATCCAACCATCTTGAAGTTTGAACCCATCACTTGGCCGAGGCCCCATGATGTGGACAGGAGGGCCGCGTTCTCGTTGATCGCGCACGCGCGCTCGATCTCGGTGTAAACGGCGTCACTCCCTTTCGGATAAGGCTTTTCGCCCCATACCTTGTACGCCAAGCCCGCAGCGACAGCCTTCGCCAACTGGTCCGGGTGGGCCTTCAGGTGCTTGAAGAAGTGGTGCCGCTCAAACAGCGCCTTCGGTCGGCCAGCTTTGTCAAAACCAGACCCGGCGGCCTCGACCGTGATGACGGCTCGAAACGCCGCGACACTGACGCCGAGGTCTTTTGCAATTGCCGCGATGTCTTCTGCTGAAGCCTTGCGGGCGGTTCCCTTGAACTCCATCACTTGTCGCCCTTCATGTTCGCCATTGCGTCGGTCTTCGCCTTCGACCCGGCGCTCGACCCGTAGTAAAAATTGATGACGCCGGTCCACGCGGTTCCCAGCGCGCCAAGCATCATGAGAAGCGCCTCCGTGCCGCTCTTGGGCATGCCGTTGAGCAGCATGTAGGCCAAGATGCCGAAGAATCCTACCGTGATCAGAATGGCCAAGACGCGGGGTATCCAGTCCTGCGTCTGCGACTGCATGGTCCGGGCGCTGTCACGGTCACTGGCGGCAATGCGCTCAAGGTCGATGTCCAGCTCCTTCATTCGAACCCTGAAGTCGGCGTCGATCTGCTTGATCTGCGCCAGTTGCTCAGGCGATGCGGAGGCCAAGGCGCTTGAAACCTCTTCCGCGCTCCCATCCTCCCGACCGAGAAGGGCGTTGGACAGCGTTTTCACCGCAATTCCGGCCAAGGGGCCGCCAAGCGCGGTCGCTATTGTCGGGGCCACCTGACCGAGGAGAGGTCCGAAAGCTTTTAAAATGTCCATGGTGTTCTCCCTACTTTGCCATCTCTCTAGATGTCTGGTTAATTCGCGTCTTCACCGACGTCATATCGCGAGGCTCCTTCTTGAAGCCGACTGAGATATACCCGGCCATGTGTCCGGGATCGGGAGGTACGGACCCACGGCAGGCAAACGTGACGCCACGAGAAATCAACCAGTCCCCAACGTCGGACGAAGGCTCAAAGGGCTCACACAAAACCTCTCCATTCAACATAGTTACAGCCGCCTTGTTACGGGCAGGGCTGCCGCTAAAGAACGCCCCTTTCTTGCCTTCAAGGGGGGCAAATCTCCCGTCTTGTGACAGGGCGATCCTTGTTAGTCTAGAGTTACTCGCCAGATCGATCTGGTGGATGATGAGGGTCTCCGCCCCTAGGTCGCGAAGAAGGTCTCGCCCCAATGAGGCAAGGCGCTCATCAACCAGAAGCTCTGGCATCGTTTCGCGGGGAGAAGTCAGGGTGCTGAAGATCTTGTCCTGCTGCTGGTAGATGATGTGTCCAGCAAGGCCGAGAACACCGAGGACAAGGACCGTGGCCAATTTGAAAGGGCTATCGATCCACTTGACAAGATCAAAAACCCTATCAAGAACTCCGCCGGAGGGCTTACGTGCGGAGGGTGACTGAACATTGGTAACGCGGGCGCGCGTTTGGGCAGGCCTTTTGGGCGCGTTTTTTCCAACGGTTTTTGCCACCACTCTCTTCGCCATTACCTCTTCACCCCGACAGAAAAGTCTTGTCTATCTCGTGAGGCCGACCTTCTCGACCAGAGCGCCTTTGCTTGCACTTGCCGCCATGTCTTCAGAGATTTTAGCCTGCTTCTCTTCTACGGTCGCCATTTTACCAAAACTCCTGTGCGGTTATCGCGCCCCTTTAGGTGAAGACCAATATGTCGAAAGAGTTGACCGTCGCGACAGCGGCGGTTGATCCACGGTAGGTTGTGAAGACGAGAGATCCTGTGTTTCTGGTTATTCCACCGGAGATGATACGGTCAACATTCGACGGAGTGTTGATGATTGTGACGCAGACAACATAGTCCGTGTTTGGCGCTGCGTTTGTAAATGTGATTGTGTAAGTGGATGTCCCTGATCGCGTGCATGACGCGATGTTCACCGCGCCCGTCAGTGTCTGGGTTGCAAGCGTTCCGTCGGTGACTTGAGCCTTTGCAAAATACGGCGCTGCAGGCGCTGAACTTAGAAATGTCGTGCCGTTGCTCGTCAGGACATTGCCGTTCGCTCCGGGCGCGACGGTCTGGACAGCGCCGGTGCCGTTGCCGAGGATCACGTTGTTCAGAGCCAGCGTGGCCGCGCCGGTTCCGCCCCTGTTGACCGCAACAGTTCCGGTAAGGCTTATGTCGGGTGCCGCGCCGCCAGATGAAGACAGAGGGCTTGTGGCCGTCACGCCCGTGACCGTTCCGCCGCTCCCCGTGGCAGATATTTGAATCCCGCCAGCCGAGTCGGTGATCGTCACGCCAGAGCCCGACGAGAGGTTGGCGAGCTTAAATCCGACGCCGTCGCCGATCAAAAGCTGGCCATTCGCAGGCTTGCGCCCGAATTTAAGGCCAGAACCCCAGATGGTGACGTTGTCGTCGGCCATTATTTGTCGGCCTTGTTGTCGAGGCGGTCAAAGATTTTGCTCAACATTTCTTTGATCTCCCTGAGCCCATCCACAAACTCGTCCTTGCGAACGTAATTGCTTGGCAGATTGACCTCAATCTTCTGGATGTCTTCGCGCAGGAGCTTCACCGCGCCCCACAACTCGCGGGCCGCCCAGCCTATGCCGCCAATGATGACGGCGAGGAGGCCGTTGATGATCGTCTGCAATTCCATCTCAGCCTCTCTGCTTAAATTAGCGTTGTCTTAAATTTAGCTTCCCGCCATGATTTCCCACGACGTTCCGTCGGACACCAACGTCGCCCAAGCGCCGTCCGTCGCGGGGAGGATGGCTGTTCCGGCAGCGCCGCCAATGCGCGGCACGACATTTGAGGACGCGGAGATCACGCTCTGCGCCTGTATCGTCTTGATCGTGAGGATTCGAGCGGGCCAGCTTGAGGCTGCAGGGAGCGTCACCGTCACGGTCCCGGCGCTGTTGACGATGAGCCATGTTTCGCCGTCTGCGACCGTGAAGTTGGCTGTTTTCGTGACGGGGATGCCATAATTTGTCGCGAGATTGGCAATTTGCCTCGTCGTCACGCGCACAGACGTTCCCGCCTGCACGGCCTCAAGTTGCTCCGTGCCGTTGAGGGCGATGGCGACGGGCAAATTCGGTATCTGGACTGCGGACATTTAGAGCGGCCCCGTTTCTGGAATGGATGCGTTGTCGGGCGGCACGTTGACCGGGCCGTCGACGTTCGGGTCGGTGCCGGGGCGCTGGTTGAGGCCGCCCGGCGGCTCGCCAGTTTGCTGCGTGACGCGGGCGTCGTTGGCCTGCGTGATGCGCGTGTTGCCGCCCGGCACCGGGATGCCCGTGCGCTGATCGACGGTGTCCTGACCGGAGGTGACGCGCGTGTTGCTCGCCGCCTGCGCGTAGTTTGGCACGCGCGGGTTCTGCACGGGCGTCGGGTCGGCGGGAATGACGATGGAGCGGAGCTGCTGTTGGGGCGTGTCCTCGCACGCCCGGCAGACAAGAATGCGCTTGTTGATCAGGGTCGCGCCTGCCCAGTCCATTTGAAAGCGCAGGGTGCTGTGCGTGTACACAAAGCCGCAGCGGTCACATACACCGGCGGCTTGCGGCGATCTGGAACTAACCCTCGCGCGACCCTGTTGGCTGGCGTAGCCCATTACGCTCTCCAATAACCAGAGAGCGAGGGAGAGATGTACGTGTTCGCGGTTTCCACGTTCTGCGAGGCCGCGATCTGATACGCTTCATCCGCGAGAGGCTTCATGAGCGCGACCTTGTCGGGTGCCCAGATCATCGCGAGGCGCTGCGCGAGGCCGAAGGCGAGGGCCTCCATGAAGTAGTAGGGGATCTCGACCTGCTCGCCGTTCTGCAAGTTGCTGTCCTGCACGCGGCGCACGCGATAATATTTCAAGCTCGTCTGGGAGCCGTCGGGGACGGGCCAGAGGGTGACCTCCGGGGCGAGCGTGCGGTCAAACCAGAAGGTTGTCGGGAAACCCTGCTGCTCCTTGTTGGGGTAGCTGGCGTACTCGGTACGGCTGACCGGCGTGATGATGCGGTCAATCGTGCTGGAGCCGGTCGTCGTCGATATGTAGGCGTCGAGCATCACGATTGTGTCGGACGGCACGGAATAGGTCGTCGTCCCCTGAACCAAGGGGACGACCTCCATGTCAACGCACCACAGGTTGACGCCCTGCGATGACCACCGCGACAGCAACATGTTCGTCGCCATGCGGGCGGCTTCGAAATGCTCCTGCAGCAGAGACGTGTTGCGAATACCGATCAGGTTGTATGAAAAAAGAACGATTTCGCCCAGCGACGGGTTGAACGTGTACGTGTTGCTGGTGGCCATCTACCGCTCCTCAGTCAATGCCGCCACTATAGCGAGAAGCGGCACGATCAGCCAGAAGATCATGGCTCGACCGGCGCTGCCTCGACCGGCGCTGCCTCGACCGGCGCTGCCTCGACCGGCGCTGCCTCGACCGGGGCGGGCTCGACCGGGGCGGGCGCGACAACGTCAAGCGCGGGCGGCACGGGCATGGGCGGGCTGATCGGCGTGATCGGCGGCACGGCAGCAGCGGCAGCGGCAGCGGCCTGAGACTGATCCCACGCGAACGCTTGATTGAGGATGTCGTTCATGACGGCCTCGGCGTAAGCCGCAACTGCCTCCTCCGGAGTGGCCTGCCGCGACACCCACGCCTGCTGCTCGATATATTCGGGCGGATCGAGCGGGTCGGGCTGGTCGGGGCTGTAGGCCGGGTTCGGGATGTCGGTAATGACGTTCTCGGTCACCGTGCCGTAGGGCGTTGCGGCCATGAGGTACGTGACGACGCGCTCGCTGTCCGCGTCGGACAGCTCCATTTCGACATCAAGAGTGAGGTTCGGGCTTTTGACGCCGTAGTCGATGATAGCCATTATTCAGTCTCCACTTCAGGTTGCGGCGCGTTGGCCTGAGCCACGGCCTTCTCCAGCTTGTCGATGATCGGCAGCGCGGCGCGTGCGCCTTGTA